TTGAACGATTTGGCCAATTTTTGATTTTCCCCTATATATTCTTTTGTCTTATTAATATTATTAGTATATATATTAACCGGGACGTTTTTGTGGGTACCCTCCCCCTTTTTTTGTCCATAGGTGGGGACAATTTTGACCATACGTTGTTCAACCACTTTAGTACCCTTTTTGTACTTTATTTTGGTAGTGATATAACCGTACTTTTCAAGCTGTGAAATCCAACGGCTAATTGATTTTTTTGATACGTTGTACAATTCGGCGAAGTAGATATTTTGCGCCCAACAATACCCCTTTTCATTTGTAAGGGCTGTGATTTCGCCATAAAGTAATTTGGCGTTTGCGCACAGTTCTTTATTGTAACGAACATTGGCGGGAATTATTGCGTAATAATTTTTTTCTTCTTTCATTGTTTAAGTTCAATTTGTCTTTAAGCGTCGTCAACCATTTCTTTTACAATATCACAAAATTGACGAATATCACCAAACACCCTTTGGAAGTCTTCTAAGGAAATACGGTCGTCTTCGTATAAAACAAATAATACTTCCAGTAATAAACTAAATTCGGCTTCGGTTGCATATCCAACGTATTCGTACTGAAATTGGTTTTCAAATGTTGTATTGGTCTTAAAACGAATATGTTGGTCCACTTCGTTCCAAAATACCATTTTGCGTTTAATTCTTGGTTTCATTAAAATATGTATTTATGGTTTGAATTGCATCGTCCAAGTTATTCACCCAACAAGCGACCCAATTTGCCTTTTTTAAGGCTTCTAACGCATCCAATTGGTTTTTGGTAGGTTTATTATACCCAACCTTTAATTCGATTGCTAAACCGCATTTATTTGCGTTTTTGTGAAATATAAGAACATCCGGCACCCCCGAAACCCCGCCCAAGTATTTAAACTTGAATCGTTCAAATGGTGTACGTTTACCTTCGTTTGGAACGTGAATGGCATAAACGCCCGGGTATTGTGCTTTGATGTATTGCATTACGGCGTTTTGAAGTTTATCTTCTTTGGATAAATATTTTTCGAAGGGATTGCGGCGCATTTCTTAAACGGTATGGGTGTATTTTTTTGGGTTGTGTTACAATGTTTTTTTTGTCGTCAAGTCCAATTATACGGTCTAAATCCTTTTTTAATTTATCATATTTTTTTTGAAGACTTACGTCTTGTTTGTAAAAAGGTTCAAAATTATTTAAGTAATGTAAAACGCTACAATGGTGGCGGTTTATTTCTTTAGCTATATTTGTCAATGATTCCGACGTGTATTCTTTAGCCAATTTGCTATATATAAACCGTCCAATAACGTATGGGCGTGTTCTTTTTTTTATACCAATCGGAAGTTTAATTTCAGCTTCCACAAGGTTTTTAATTTCGTACAATTTGATTTCTTTCATTGTTATATTCTTTATTCCATTTATTTAACTTATTTGCTTTTATTCGATAACTGTCATAACGCGCTACAAATGTATATCCATCTTCATAAGTGTATTTTGTACCCTTTTTAAATAATGTTGCGTTTTTAATAAAATCATCTTTATAAATCCAACCTACAATTGAAACAATATCTTCTTTAAAATTGTGACTACAAAAAATGTAAGCGTCATTTTTAAACTTTAATTGCATTATTGGAACATCAAAGTAATCCGTTAATTTAGGTTCATAAGGGTTTCTTCGCGTTTTAACGTCAATTTTTTTATTCATAAATAATACGTCAAAACCGCCGTCAAAACCTTCGCTACCGTTAACATATTCAAACCCCAATATTTTACGAACTACGTTTTCGCCAAGTAACCCACTAAATTGGTGGCGCCTTTTACCATTAGTTTTTTCGTCTTTACGAAGGACCAAATTGTTTTTATCAACTGCGTTATTACAATAGTCAATAAGTTCTTGTGATACTTTAAAATGCTTCATAAAATAATTGCGCCGTCTTCGGCCATTTCTTTACCTTTATACCCCAATGCTATATTTGTATTTAGATAGGTTTTCCAGTCTTCAAGTGCTGATTTGTACCCCGAACGACCTTGTTCTATTTGTTCCGGATTCAATGAATACACCGCAATGTTAAACGGGTATTTTGTTCGTATGGCAATAAATCGAAAATTCAGCGGGTCAATGCCTAAAACATCCGAATAAAACGCCGCTTGTAAATGATACCCCCAAAAATAAACGTCACGACGAAAAGCCCGGGGGCTGTTGTCTTGGCAAGTTTTAATATCGGAAATCCAATTTACCCCCTTACAATCCGGGCGAACGCGAACGTTTACGCCGTCAAATTTTGTGTAATGCGAAACTTCAACTTCGCCAATACAATATTTTTGGGCCAATTCGTTTTCTTGGTAATTCTTATAAATAGCGTCAATTAGTTCTTTTTCAAGTAATATTTTCCCGTTTGCTTTTTCTTGGTGTTGCGCCTTTAATGCCTTACCTTCTTTTGTTCGCCCGTCCCCTATGTTTGGAAATAAATAATATTTCTGTTCAAACAGTTCCGGTTCAAGTATAAGTTCGTGAATTGCCGTGCCTAATTCGGTGGCCGCCGAACCTTTGAATTTACGCGTCAAAAAATTTTGTACGTTTTCTTTCCAAATGTATTTCAAACCCGAAGCGCTTATTGCACTACTTGAATGGTATTCGGCGTTTGTATCTTTTTTAATTATCATTTCCGGTTAATAATTTAACTTTTGTTTCAAGTTCTTTAACGTGTATTTTTAAAACATCGTGTTTGGTTTTCCATTTGTCTTGTTGGGTTTTATGCCAAAAAACATACGATTTTAATTCGTGAATTTTTTCTTCTAATTTTCGTATTGTTCTTTTTTGTGCTTCAATACGTTGTTCCATAAAACTTGGGTCGTTTTCCGGTGTGTTGTCAAAAACTGTTATCATAGCGTGTTATTTAAAAAGGGGGCATATAGCCCCCCGGTTGGTCATTAAAATGGTAAATCGTCTTCTTGTTGGGTCAAAACGGGCGCGGCCTTTTTAGGTGCATTGTCTTGCCGTGGTGCCGGGTCAACGTTTGCCCCGTCAGTCCAAACAACTTTTCCATTGCCAAGATAAATTTTTGGTTCTTTGGCTTCGCGTTGTTCTTTTGTTTGCGCAACTGAAATGGAAGCGTTGTTTCCGTACTGGTCAGTTTCATTGTTTACTGATATTGAAAGCGGTAACCATTTTCCGGTTTTGCCGTCAACAAGTTGTTCTTTTGGAACTTTTGATAAATTAATTGAAGCGTTGATTAGTGTCGCCATAATTTTAAATATTAAACTTTTTAATTATTTGTTCTTTGTGCTTATCGTTTACATTAAAGCGCATCAGCACGTTTTGCGCTTTTTCTTTAGTGCCTTTCATTGTGGCTAAAAATTGTGATTCGGTTAGCTTTGGGCGGTCTTGTTTTGCAATTGCCATTTCTACTTCGTCAGCCGAAGCAACTGAAGCGTCAATTCCAATTCCAAGGTTTCCAAGGGCGCGACCAACTGCCGACGTTTCGCAATTTTCAACGTGGCTTGTTTTGTTTATATAAGACGAAGATTTGTCTTCCATAGCAGTTCCCGAAGATACCGTTGCGCCTTCCGGGTTGGTTATGGTCGCCTTCATAACTATATGTTCGAAATTATCCGAAGTTGTCAGTATTTCGGTGTTGATACCGTAACCTTCGTATTTGGGATTTGTTCGAAATTCTTTTATTCGTTCTTTTACTTCGATATAATCCTTGCCTTTGATTTTGGTTGATTTCATAGTTCAAGTATATTAATATTAAGTTCGTTTTTTAGCTTTTCAATTTCGTGCAACTTAAAAGTCTTGGGGTCCTTCAAACGACGGTCAAGGGTCATTTGGTGAACACCAAGGCATTCGTACACGTCTTTTTTCCTAATGCCTTTTTCAAGTAGCATTTTTTTAAATTTAACTTTGTAATCATTCATATATATAAAATAAGGGGGGTTGTAACCCCATTGTTTGTTTGTTTTTAATTATGCTGCAATATAACAATTATTATATAAAAACAACATAAAATATATAATTATTTTCAAATAACCCACAAAAAAACCCCTATCAAACCGCAGTTTTTCAAGGGGTTCGGGCAAACAAAAAACGTTTGCTATTCCACAATTACATTGTAAGTTGAACCAATATCGTCGTCTTGGTTTGGTATATGCATACGAATTTGGTATTCACTTGCCTTAATATCGTACTTCATAGCGTCCAAATAGCACGAAACGGGTTCTTGTAATACGTCGGCGCCAAAGTCAACCCAAACCTTGTTGTGAAGCGCTAAATGACCGTCACGACCGCCGCGAAACGTACCTTCGTAACTGGTCATATAATAACGGTTGTCGTTCATTATTTCTTGCGTAATTATTTGTTCAAGGGTTTTGTCGGCCGTGTCCCTTGTGCGCCTAAAATAACCGTCGATTTTACCAATGAAGTATTCGGTCGTTTGTGCTTCATTTGACAAAACATTTTGTTCGGCCTTATATTGACCCGTATATGTTCGGTCGGTGTAGTCGTATTGTTCGCGTCTTGAAACAATATGGTTTTCAACTTCGTAGCTTTCAGCAATCCGGAAGTTGTCAATATATACATTTTGAAAACCACCCGAACCACCGTCGCCTTCTATATTTGGGAAACAAATTAACGCTTCGGCGTGTACTTCATCCAAAGGTTTTTCGGCGTCTGTTGGTTGGTAACCTTTAATTCGAAAAGACGCTTTACCCCAAGCGTTTACGGTTGTGGTAGTGAAATCATTAAAAACACTTTGGGAAAAATTAACGTATTCGTCGTTTTCAAAATCAAAAGTGTAATCGGAAGAACCCGCCGCATAGGTTTTTTGAATGTTGTATTTAAAGGCCAATTGGTAAGTTTCGTCGCTACCGGTTGTTTCAATATAATAATCAAATTCAACGGTTATTGGTTGGCGTGTTTTTACAACACAATGTTGGCGTTGGTTTCCAATCATTTGAACCGGCGTCGTATAATCAACAACAATATCGGAATGAAAATACTTATTACCCGACAACGCTTTTGCCGTTTGGTTTTGGTCGGTTATAATTTCAACATCGGTCCCGGTATTACCCAAGGCGTTTGTTTGGGCCGAACCACTTGCCAAGGACCAATGACGGTCGTCGTAAAGAAAGTGACCGTTTTCATTCTTAAAATAATTACCGCTTAAATCAGTAATAAATTCAACCTTTTTATATGGCCTATCGTAATTTTTTACAAGGTCCTTATTTAGTGGTATTAAATCTTTCGGGCATTCAAATAAAATGTTTTCGTCAACCGTTTCAACATACGCCCCGGTATAATCGTAACGTTTATAAGAAATATTTTCAGCGCCTAAACGCAATTTTTCGGTTTGATAATTTCTAATTTGGCCCATAATTATTCGCTTTCAATATTACTTTCTTGGTCAAATTTCAATACGTTTAAAGAAGTTAAACTTCCCTTCGGATAAAATTGAATTGTCCCGCGCCTTGAACTTGTTGTGTTATTGGCGTCAACGTACACCCTTACGGTTTTTGTTTCGGCGGCCATTGTAGTTGGGGAAATATCAAAATAACTGTGCGAACCTTGAATTGTCAAAGCACCGTTAGAAGTAACTGAAATATCAAAGTACCCCCCGGCCGAAGTAAAGTCAAATATACTACTTGGTTCTATTGTTACGCTTGTAGCTTGTTGTGCAAATACCGGCGAACCGTTAATTGTAATATTCGCCGACTGGTCCGCTATCCCTTGGGCGCCCGTAATTGTAACCACAAGTGTTGTGGCGCTTGTTATTTGCGTAGTAATCGTTTGGCCAATATCAGCGGAAGCAACCGTTGTAATTTGACCCAATCCGGTCCATTCATAACCACTTGACGCCGTGAATGTTATTGTCATTGTGTACGGCTTACCTTCGCCACCAGTCACCGACAAAGCGCTTGAAGAAACACTTACATTGGAAACAGTCCCTAACCTTGTAAAAGTTGTCGTGAATTGTTGAACATCTGAAGCGCCAACAAGTGTCAACGTTTCAGCACCACCGGCCGGTAAATTACCCGAAACAGTTACTTCAATAAATTCAGCATTCAACGTTTTTGTGACCGTATAATTTCCGCTTTTATTTGTTATTGTTGCGCTTGTGATTTGTGACGCGCTTGTAAATTCCCCCGTCAATGATACGACGTTAAATTGGAACGAAAAGGCGTCGCCCACTTCCCCCGCCGTGTAATTAATCGTCCCAAGACTTGGGGAAACATAAGCGCCAGTAACGCTGTTTGTAACGTCAACTTTAAATGTGTAATTCGTGTTAATAGTTTCGCCCGGTCTTACGGCGTCGCCTTGGTCATCTGTTTCAATTTCTGTTCTTTCAACAACCGACAGCGTAAACGAATCGGTGTCGGTGTTACCGTTGGCGTCTGTTGCTTCGACGCTATAAACGTCGCCGTCGTTTTCTAAAAATAAAGTATTGGTATTTATACTGTCGTTTGTTCGCGTAATTGTTGAACCGTCCGGAAGTGTAAATTCATAACTTACCGGTACTGTACCCCCCACGTTTTGGGCTTGTAATTGATAACTTTGCCCCGGGTGCATTGTTGTTTCGCCAACTAAATCTATGCTTGGCGTAGTATAAACTTGACCCGAAACTTGTTGTGTTGGGGCATCTGTCACGTCGTCCGAACTTGGTGCAATTGTATCAATTACGCCGGAAGTATCAATTGTATTGTCAATTAAATTTGAATTACTTACAACATACCAACGCGCGTAGGATTGAAAAATTCTTGAATTAGTTATTTTAAGAATTTGTTCAAGAACTTCTTTAGCTGTTTTTAACGTTAGATTTTTATTAAAAAGCCCGTATTCGTTTATTACAACATCGTGAAAAATAGAATCGTTTGCCGGGGGGCTTGTTGCCTTTCGAATACCGTTAGAAATATAAATATCAAATTCGTGACCCGTTAACTTTAAAATTTCTTTTAAATAATAAAATAAGTTTTCGGTGTCTGAAGTGTCTTCGGAATTAAATGGGGCGTCAAAACCGTCCAAAGTACCCAACCCGTCAATTGCTTCCAAATTGATTTCATAAGGTGAAGTAATAACCGCTTCTTGAAACCTATCAACGACCAAAAACCCTTCCCAAATTGGTTGGTAATAAACGGGTTCGCCAATATCACCATTCCAAATAACGTCCATTGTATTCCAAATGGCCGGTTCTTCTTCCAAATCGTTACCATAGGAATTGTAAAAAAGAATTTTAACCTTGTATTGGCGTTCGTCCGATTTATAAAATTCGTCGTATTGAACGGCGTCGGTGACAAAAAAAGACAGCTTACAACGTGAACCAATTATTGGTGAATACATATCGTCGTCGGCGTCCCATTCTATTATTGCCGGTTTGTCGGTCGCAATTATTGGCGAAGGGTCGCCAGTATAATTACGTTCAAGAATTTCAAGTTTTAATTTTCTTTTTTTTACGTCTGAAAAAAACAGTTCGTATTTAACACCGTATGCCATTATACTATTCGTTTTCTGTTGCGTTCGGCGCGTTGTAATGCAACAACAAGGTCTTGGCCTTGAATCCTAAATTCACCCCCAACATTAACATTTTGCCCTTGTTGGCCAATCATTCCTTTTAATTTGTCAAGTGGCGCAACTACTTCGGGGTTACTTCGGGCGCCGCTATATTCACCAATTAAACCAAGTGTTGGACCGGATACAATCCCACCATTTGCAAAAGGTTGCACACCACCCCCACCGCTAAAATTACCGGCTAACCCTTTAACTAAAGAACCGATTGCAACCAAAGCAACACCGGCGGCAATTGCTGTAAATGGATTTGTAAAGGCCATTTGAACGGCGGCCATACCAAGACCTATTTTTATTGCTGTTTTTCCAATATGAATTGCCACGTCGCCAAGCATTGAAACCAATGACCCTAAAACGTCACCAATTCCGGCGGTACCCGAACCTAATGCCATAGCGGCGTTGGTTATCCCATTTCCTAAAATGCCGCTTATATCGGTGCTAAAACCAACGGTTTGGTTTTTGGCTGCTTCTTGGGCGTCTTTAAGTTTTTTATTTTCTTTTTCTTGGGCGTCCGATAATGCAAGGGATATATCACCGCCGGAAATTGGTTTTGTTTCAACATTTTGTTTTTCATCTCCAAACACAATGCCGCCAAATTGTTTAACGCGGTCGTGAAATTCTTTAAGTTTTTGTTCGGGGGTTTTGAACATACTCCCCAAAGTGACCGCCGTTTCTCTTGTAGCCTTACCAATTTCATTTATGCCGTTTGTATATGCTTCAAGGCCCGGTAATTGATTTTTCAATTCTTGACCTTCTTCTTTAATTTTTTTGGTCAAGTTTTCGGTTTCTTTTACCGATTCTTGTTGTGACTTTACTTGCAGTTTGGTAAACTTCGTAAAATTTCCTAATGATTTAAATACATTACCTATCGTTGTGAATAAACCAACGTTTGGCGTTATGGTTTGAATCAATTCGTTAAACGCTACTGTTAAAGCTGTAACCGCCGCTGCGACTAATAAAATTGGATTTGAAATTAATGCCGTCGTAAACATTTTTGTTGCGGTAGCCGCTAATCGTATCGCAGCGCCTAATATTGTAAATGCTTTTTTAAGTGGGTTTATAACTGTGCCAACTAAAACTAAAAGCGGACCAATTGCGGCTCCAATACCCCCTAATATTACAACCAAACGTTTTGTTTCGGAAGACAACCCTTTAAATTTATTAACAGCAGTTCCAATAAATTGCGTTAGTTGTTTTCCTACATTAACCAAGTCAAATGCTTTAACAATTTCACTTCCTAATTCGGACAACGCAATATTTAAATTATCTTTTAATGTTGAAGCAACACCCCCTAAAGTACCCGACAAAACTTGCATACCGTTTGCAAACATTCCGCCTTCAGCGGTTGCCCTTTGCAGTCCTTGTACTAATAAAGGAAACGTGATTTGACCTTCTGAAGCCATTTCGCGAACCTTCCCGGCGCTAACGCCTAATTCTTCGCCTAATATTTTAAGAACCGGAACGCCATTGTTTATGAATTGCAAAAGGTCACGCGTCATCAATCGACCTTCCGCGGCACTTTGTCCAAATGCGACACCGATTCCGGTTAAATCACCACCTGAAACCGCGGCAACGTCACCCAATAATTTTAATGATTCACGGGATTGTTCGGCGTTTAAACCGAATCCCATCAACGTGTTATTTACCTTTGCAAGTTCGTCAAGTTGAAACGGTGTTTTGGCGGAAAATTGAACTAATTTTTCGAATGCTTCACCCCCGGCTTCGGCACTTCCAGTTAGTACAT